ATACTTGCCAAAACGCTTGTGGAACTCGTCAAAGTTCTTGAGCTTGTTGGGGATCAGCGGCAGGTTGTAGGTAGTGAGTGCAATACGCGAACCCATGACCACCAACTCAGTGTTGAAATTGTCCATCATGTACTTGAGGAAGTTGTCAGCCAGCGGGTGCCATGCATCCATCTTGGTCTTGTCGCCTTGCACTGCTTGAAACTTCTCTTGCAGGCTGTAGCACAAGCTCACTGCCAGCGAGTACTGAGCACTAATTTCTTTGGTGTCAAGAGTAGTTACTTTACCGCTGAGCACATCGTCGGGCTTGGGCATCTTGCCTGCAACCTTGCGGTGAGCCATGAACTTGATGGCAATGCCTTCGCCAACTGTACCTGCAATCAGGTTAGTCAATTCTGCATCAGTTGTGTCTTCGTCTTCACAGAATTGACTCACAAAGCTCCAGGTGCGTGGTGTGGCAAACGCACGGCTGGGACTGCGAGAATCGAAGTCAAACAAGTCTTGTTTGGCAAAGCCAACATAACCAACCACATCTTTGTGGATTTTATTGTTCACTGCCCACTGTTCCCAGGCGCCGTGGTCCACACGCAATTCCTGGTGAACAAAGCGATTGGCAAGAGGGGTCGGCATGCGGAATGTAACACCCTTGTCGCTTTCGCGGTTACCGGCGGCAACCATAACCACATTGTTGGGTAGTACATATTTTCCCACACGCCGATTTAGAATCAGCTGGTACGCCGCACTTTGCACAGCCGGCGCCGCTGAATTAAGTTCGTCCAAAAATAGAACGATAATAGGATACTGGCTGGCCAGTTCTTGGTCGGGCAAGTCAACAGGCGGTGCCCAATCCATTTTACCCAAGTCCTTGTTGTAAAAAGGAATGCCTCGGATGTCAGTGGGCTCCATTTGACCTAGTCGTAAGTCAATCATGAAACCGTCAAGTTCATTGGTGATGCCTTCTACCAGCTCACTCTTGCCAATGCCCGGGGGGCCCCAGAGAAACACAGGGCGCTGTTTCTTAAAGCATCGCATGATAGTCTTGCGAGCCTCAATTGCTGTGATAGTACGATTTTCGCTTGTTTGTGCCGCCATCTTAAACTCCTAAAAATGTGATTTGCAGAACTAGTATATTGCAGATGTGAATTTGTGTCAACAAAGTTTTGCTGGTGTAGTTTTTAAGCAACATCAAATAAATGTTCAAAAACTTTAGCATGGATTGATAGACTTACACTGGCAGTGTTGGACCATGTTTGGAAATTGTGTACTTTGGCATGAATTTGATCTAGCGTGGTTACTTGCAAGGGCAGTTCGGTGTAATAGGGTGCGTTGGCTTTGGTAAAGTTTGGCGCAGTACTAGCACATATTACAATACTAATAACATTTTGGCTGTATGGTTGCTTTTTTAGCAACACTTTTGCATAAAGTGTGTTTGCTGGCTGCATTTTGGCTCCTTTTTTACTATAACACAAGTATAGCAAAATGGGCCTTTTTGGTCAACCGTGCAAACGGTTACCGTGCTCGCGTATCAATTCTGCGGCTGTGTGTGGACTGCTATTGAACATATCCCAAAGATCCTTTTCTTGGATGTTTGGGTCTACCTGGATGGTATAAACTTCATAATGCCTTTGACTGTTTATTCTGGCTCGCATTAGAATGCCTTGTACAGCTCTGTTCAAGGCAGTACCTGTTTGATCACCTGGGTCTTTGGCCTTAGGATCACTAAGGATCTTGAGCAGGCGGATTTTCTCTTCTTGGTCACGCAAATGTTCAAGTGTGGTCAAGTCTACCAAAGATTCAAGGCCGTACATGTCCCAGCTGAGCAAAAACAGTCGCGGTTGTTTTTTATGCTTGGCCATTTCTCTGCTGATGCCTATATTCGCGTTTGAGCCAGTATTTGTATCGGTTCCAGTATTCTCTTAGAGAGTACGGCAGTTGTTGGAATTCTTCGTGTTCCCGGCAGTTTTCTAACCAAATGTTACGCAGCCAGTTACGAAAGCGATCATTTGATTGGGTTGTCATACCATGGCCCTTATCAATAGATCCAGAGCGTTTTTTTGCTGTTTCTCTTCTTCGGGAGTAAGTTCTTTGGGAATCATTTTTTCACTGTGCTGATACACATGATCTTCGCCGTGTTCTGGCAACTGCTCAGTTAGCCCAATCAGCATACGATAGCTTTCCCAGGCAGCTTTGACGCCGTCATTTTGCACTTTGGCCACAGTGGGAAACAAATCCATCCAAATGTATTCGCGAGGTACCTGCATCACATGAACACCATTGGCTCTTGGTTCAAGAATTCGACCACTGTGAAACAGTTCTAGGCCCACACGCTCACACTCAGCAGGGTCCAGGCCCTCAAGATAGCCAGGTTGGTACATGTACTGCTCCACCACAGTTTTCACATGGTCTTCTGTGCGCATGTGAGTTCTAGCAATAATGCACAGTACATCTTCGATCTTGACAACATGGTTCACAATATCTCGAACACAACGACCAAAACTAAAACCAATTTTCATAACATCTCCTAGAATTTGTCTCTAGTATAAAACAGTAGTAGTTTATTGTCAACCTAGGCCACAAGCCAGACATCGTTACGAGAAAATGGTAAAAAGATGTCTGGTACAAATACTCTTATTATCTCAAGTCCTTGAAACCATTCTACTACGAAATGATCACCTGGTACCAACCATTCCACTGTTAGTCCGGGCGGAGCAGTGGGATCATGATTCAACACTTTTTGCACCAGATCTGGATCAAACAATTTGGTTTGATCCAGATGCACTGTGTACCATCCAAACTCTGGATTGGTCAACACAGCCACTCTGTTGTTTTCAACAAATTTATTCATCGCCGAGGTTATCTAAATATTGTTTAAGATTACTAGCATGCAACTCCAGCATAATGGCATCTTGTTCGCCCATTAGTTCAATGTGTTTTCTATCACGAACAAAATATGGACTTGCTAACAATCTGTCCAATTGAAGCAATTGAAGATTGGTAATACTGTCCAATTGGAATTTATAAAATTTTATTTGATTTTGCAGCAGCAGTCGATGCGCTGCCGGGGTAAGTCGAAGACTATTTGGGTTGAGAATATTACGCCAAATTTGGTCCAAAGGTATTTTGCCATTGGCAAACAATTGTTGTTCCCATTGTCTTTGCCTTCCTGGTTTATGGATAGATTTGATCACCTTGCTTGAGCAGTACCACCGAAAACTTATCAGTCTTGAAAAGGCTGTTTAGTTTTTTTGCAAGATTGATGGCATGTCCGGGATTACTGAAACTGACTTTTTTGTACTTTGGCCCTGGGTAGGCTATAAGAATATTATGATTCTTAAGATTGATTGGTTTGGTGTCGTAGAATACTGCCCAAATGCCTTCGCTGTTTAGCACTTGGTCGCTCTTGAATGTGGTCTTGTTCACATGTTCAAGCAGAACTACTGGTTTAGGTCTACTCATTTTTTGATATTTCCTATACTTTTATTTATGCTAAAATCTGGGCATATATTAGAACTTGCCCCCATCTAGTTGTACTTCAATGGTTTGACTAGAATTATTTTGTAAGTGAAGATTAAGCCTGGCTATTTCGGCCAGCATGGTGGTTATGTCAGCATGTAGATTATTTGCCTCCACTGCGGTCAGTCGTAGTTCGGTGGTACGCAATTGATTCAATGCACGAATTTTGTCAGAAAAATTCACAATGTGCATGGTAGGTTTATAGTCCATAGCATTTCCTTGCAGCTTGTTCTTGTTCGTCGGCAGTGCGCCACGGACCTTGAAAATCATATCTTTGCAAAGTTATTAATTTTGGATTGTAAGTTTTGGTCCAGTTATGATTCAACTTCACAAGATAGTAACCAGCACAGTAATAACTTTTGCTTTTAGTGTTTTTGGTATAAATTGGTAATCGCTTGCTCACATCATACAAGGCATTGTGTGGGTTACCAACAGTAGGGAACCCATTGACTTCGTTGCCGGTTGATGTTCTAATTTTGTTTGGTTTTACAAATTCTATGTTGTGTCGATTTTGTAACATCTTAATGGTTGTGTATTTTTCTCTATGAGTGGCATCCACCCACACAATACCATCATCGGTGTTTTGGATAGTGGCAATCTTTTCGCCATCTTTTTCCACAATCCAAAATTTATTTTTAACAACAGGTGTTGCCTTGAGTTCAGTCATTTGTTTTTTCCTAGCTTTTTTGTTATTAATCTTTATCAAAATCAATGGTAAAGTTGAAAGTCAACTTGCCATCCTCGTATTTCAGTGCAAATGTTTCTTGATCTTTGAAATGTTCCATCATCTCGTGCATTTGCATAATTTGTTTTCTGGTAAGGTGTACTATCACTGGGTTAGCACCAAACCTGTCTATCTTGAATTCAGCCATGTTGATCTCCGTTGTCTTCTTTGCATACCCAGCCTAGCTTGTATAGGTCGTCTGCAATTTCTTCAGTCACAGTACCTTCTGGCACATAACCTTTGACTCCATCTACATCTCCGTTGCCCAGACCGTCGCCCATACCTGAACAGTACCAATCGATGTAGTCACCTTTTTGTTGCATGTCGGCAATGATACCTCCAGCATATCTCCAGCTACAACCCCAGTACTGATCTTTGAGTATGGGCATGACTTCGCGTTTTTGCCACTGCATGTTGCACATGGCTGCGTACAAATTTTGAGCATAGGCATCGCTGGCACGAACTTTGTTCAAGATCCATTCAGTGGTCAAGAGATCGTATTCCAGATTGTTTTCTTGGCTGGCTGGATCATCAAACTTGTTCCGATGTTCTTCTAGTACGGTTTGAAACCAGTCAAGATAATCTTCGTTGGGAGATTCGTCTTTTTCTTCCATGCGTTTTATGTAACCTTCCTTTTGGAAGAAGTGGCGGTCGGGGCTGGCGCTGATCTTGGTCATGCGTAATCCTTTTTGAAATCAGGCTCGCCTGCTTGTATAGTGCGTACCAGACTCTTGTGTACAGTGTAGGTCATTGCAGTGTTGGCTTGATATCATTCTGTGCATTATACAGCACTTGTCCCAAATGCTTGGCTTCATCTTGGTCTAGTTCGTCCCAATCCACTGGTTTACTCATGGCCTTGATTTCTTCAGGAGTTTTGCCTTCGAACATGCTGGTAATCTCATCCACTAAGGCGTTGAGCTCTTCCTGAGATCCGTCAAATTGTTCAAACACAGCAGGGTCAAATACAATTTTTAATTTTTTAGTCATTCTTCTACTCCAAAATGTTGTTTAATCGCAAAAGCAAACAGTTCTGCTTGATATTGACCAGCAGATTTTATTTCATATTCATTGCCCATATTAATACAGGCCTGAGCACATTCTGCTATAATCAACTCGGCGAACTTTGCCTGTATCTGTGGATTGATATCGGGATAATGAGACCCACCTGCTTGTAACTGTAATTTTCTTAACAACTCTTTGTTCATGTTTTCTCCGGATAGCCAGCACTTAAAAAGTCTGCATACTGCTGTGCTTGGTCACCAATTTTAACCAATTGATGCTTGCCACAAAATTTCATAAACTTGACACCAATTTGTGGAATGTTTTTGACCACTGCATTGGCAGCAATGGTTTCTGCAATCCACGCTTTCACATGGTCAGGTTGTGCAGAAAGATCAATCAAGGTGCAGTTACGCTCGTAGTCGTCTAACACACGATGCTCTTCGCCATTATGGTCAACCCAGCGTTGGAGCATGAGATTGTTCCAATTGAAACCTTTTTTGTCCATGTCGGCAAACGCTTCCAGCAAGCCTACTTTGTTCTTGCTGCCTTTTATCCGCACGCCTGGATAAGCCGAAAACACATTGTCGCTCACATCACCACGCATGCATTTTTCAAACAGCAGCCAATTTGGATCAGGAATCACTTTGGGTTCTTTGGTCTTTTTGTCTACCACACGCCGGCCTTTGTAATCAAAGATGCCTTCCAATGTGTGAAGTTCGTCTGACACTCCATTGTACTGTGTGACATTGTCTGCCAACAGTTGGTAGTAGTCTGTGTCACTGCTCACAATCACATGACTGTCTGCAGGATGACTTTGTATCCAGCCTGCCACAAGATCATCTGCTTCAAGGTTCTCGTGACGCAAGACTGTGCAGTTGGATTTTTCGTAGAAGAATGTTTTGAGATCGTCAAAGGCATCCCAAAATGCACGATCCTCTTCCAGTTCAGCATCAGTGAGTGCAGCACGAGCCACAGCACGATTCTTCTTGTATGGTTGATAATAGTCTTTGCGCCAGCTGCGACCTTCTAAACAGATAACCACATGATTGGCCTTTTGATCACGCCAGGCCTTGTAGATACTGGATAAAGTCACATGAATAGCAAAGCCCACTTTTTCTTCCAAGGTGCTGGCTCTATGGGCTGCATGACGAGCCCGAAAGAATGTATTAGCAGTGTCTACGATTAAATAGTTCATAGAGATATAATAGCATATTATTTACCTCCATGTCAACCTGGGCTAGCCCGTTTTATTGGTGAAATACCATTCTTCAGTGTACCCGTCCCGTAACCAAAATTTACTGCGATCAATTCGGGTAAATTTATCTGCAAATTCTTTTTTGATTACACGGTGTACAACATGTTGCGGATTCATGTTAAAAGATGTGGATCTGGCTTCTTGATTGATGCTGAAAAAAGAATCCGAATTGTTGGCAATAAATTCCAAATAGCCATTTAAGGATTCTTTGTCCATTTCGGGCATGCTGTCTGAATTGATTACCAAATTGAATCTATCCACACGATGCTTGAGTTGAGATGGTGTTAGGAATTTAACAGCGGTGTCAAGGTTTTCGTATGCAAAACTCACATTCTCTGCGCCGATGTTGGCTGCCAACTGATAGGCTTGACATGCAGCCACGCCTGGCAAATCCACCATGAAAATATTTCTATACCCCAGCTGATACAACCAGTAGGCCACCTGACCAGCTCCTCCGCCTATTTCCACGATGCGAGATTCTATGGGATATTTGCTTTTTACTTTTAAGGCGATATACAAGGCCATGAGATCTCGATCACTGAACAGACCACGGGAAGTTTGAATGCCCCATAATCCACCCTGCCATTTGGGTGCAACAATAACCTTGGGAGAGTTATCTAGCAGAGTATCAGCAGATACTGCTACAAATGAAGTTCCTTGTTCGTGATTTTGCGGACCAATGATACCTAAGTATTCCATAACTCCCAGCAACACATCATAGTGTCGCAGTAACCTTATATAACTTGCGTCTGGGTAGGTTTGAAGATAGTAAGTTTCAACATCGCCTTGGCTGATGCCAATCAACAACGGACTTTGATGCATGAGATTGAGATGCTCATGCGCCTTTTCAAGTTGGCCTGAACGCAGCCACTCTAAGAAAAATTCATGGGCATTGCTGATTTCATACCACATGGTTCCTTGAGAGTTAACATAATCGTTGGGATAGGATTTAATAAACCGTGCCAATCGTTGCATGAACACAGGATCATATTCTAGCCATGGCTCTCCCCATGCGCCAGTGGGCACAAAAGGCGTTTTTTGATCTGGTGTGTTTCTCTCAACCCACTCGAGATCTCTTGTGAGAAAAACAAAGTAGGAATCTTTTACTTTTTTGGAAATGTTAAAAATTTTTGCGCTACATATATGGGTCATAAAATAGCCTAGCTAACTTCAGTTCTGCCGTTGCCTAGATCTCGTCGTTGCAGAGTCAGTCTATCTTCTTTTGGTTGATTTACTTCCCATTGCTCATAGTTTTCCATGATCACGTTACGGCAAATGGTTTGAAACCAACGATCAACAATTTGGGCATCATCTTTGCCTTCGTAGCCAGCACGAATCAACTTGGCAACAAATATGTCATTCCAGTCTAGTTCAAAAGCACCATTACCAACATTGTCTTGATCTAGTTCAACACTGACAACACTAACATAAGGTTCGCCTCGTCTGGTAGCTGCCTCTTTTGCATTGGCGCTAACACGAAGTTTTGGCTTTGCCGTTGCAGCAGCACCACCTGCAGGTTTTTTTACTCGAGCTGGTTTCTTTTTTGCAGTTGCTGGTGTTTTTACAGGCGTTTTTTTTGTGACCATTATTTGCCCCAACCGTTGCCCCAAAGATCCACATGAAGTCTTGGACTGTAAATATACCCTAGTTTCAGTGCTTCTTCGGCAACAAATAATTTGTTTTTCTCGTACAACTCAGTTGTTCCTCCAACAGGCATAACATAAACTTGCCCCATGAATCCTGCCCGACGATATTCGCCAACTGCTTTTTGTACTTCGTCAAAGTCTTCCTTGCTTGCAACTACAAATTTTAGATATGTGTAACCAAACTGTTGATATTCCAGCACTACTTCTGGCCTGATAGCGTCTTCCCATTTTTCGCCACTGGCACTGAGTTTTGGGCTTACACTGAATTGCATTTCACGCCAGCGACCAACAAACTGATCGTGATCTGACTCGTTAGTACCACGCCAGGTGGTGTGCCACTTTTCAATATAATTTTGAAAATCAGGACTCAACGGCTGAGTACCATTGGTTTCAAAAGTTATGTAATCAAGATCCAGCATGCGCGAATGTTCCAGTAGTTCTGGATACACTCGTTGCCAGCCCAGCAATGGCTCGCCGCCCGTGATCACAAGATGCACAGGATTACCGGTGTACTGTTGCCAACGACCGTTTGGAGTAAGAACCAGTAGTTCATTCACCAGTGTATCAATATCCTTGGTGGGACTAAAATCTTTGAAACGCGGATCCCAGCTGGCATAGCTGTCGCAGCCGGTGTGTACCAGTGGCAAATCTGCAAATGACTTGTATTTGTCTGAGTCTACAGAATCTCGTTCTACACTCACTTCACCTCTGGGCATTCCAAATCCGCCACAGGTAAAATTACATCCAAATGTACGCAGAAACACGCTGGGTACACCAACATATCTACCCTCGCCTTGTGTGCTATAAAAGATTTCACTAACTTTTAGTTTCATAGAATTTCCTCACGAATTTTATTGTATAGAGTTTCAAAGTTTTTGTCGAGCCATTGCTCAACCGTATCTGGATTCCAGTCTGGGATCACTGTCAATAGTTTATTTAGGTTAGCGCAACTTTCCCACTGATATTTTGGCACCATCTCGTCTGGCATGGGTGTGATATGGATCTGCGCATTGTCCATGCCCACATGTTTTTGTATTAGTCTGGCAATGTCTTCAAAGGTCAACTGCTTGCCGGTGCCAATATTATACACTCCACTAGTACCTGTGTTTTTTAAGGCTAGCATACCATTGATACAGTCATCCACACTGATAAAATCTCTAGATCCTAATCGTCCTTCATGATGCCAGACAGTTAGTTTACGACTGGTTATAGCACTCTCAATGTATCTACGAATAGGACTAGGTTGGTTTTTGTGACCTTCGTTGCGACCGTACACATTAAAAAATCTCATGCCTTGTACCGGCACCTTGAACTGTTGCTCAGCGCACCACATGTCAATGGTTATCTTGCTCACGCCGTAGTGGTGCTGAGGCTGAAAAGGCCCCCATTCGGGGCTGTTGCTCCACGGGCCGTACACACTAGCACTTGAGGCATAGGTAATGCCGCAGCCGTGTTCGTTGGCAAAACGAATCCATGCCTGTGTGTCTTCTATGTTTTTTCTAACCAAGGCATTCCAATCAAACACATTGGTTTCACTAATAGCGCCCATGTGAAAGATCCATTCAATTGAATCGCCACCAGTATCCCAAGTTTTGCCACGATCAGCCCAGTCAAGACTATGAACATTGTGACCATTATTCACAAGTTGTTTCTTTAGTTCGCTGCCTATAAATCCGCGATCACCTGTTACAATTATCATTAATCTATGTCTCCGCCTTCACTGTCGCCGGTTAGGGTGCGGATTGGCGCTGGTGTCTTTCGATAGTTGCCCTTGCCCGGAATCGTATTTCGTACGCCGCCCACCGGGTCCGGTACATCGCCTTTTCTACGGGGTATAAGATGGATATGAGGCCATGGCACAGTTTGTCCCGCAGCTTCGCCATAATTAAGTCCGATGTTGAAACCATCCCATTCTCCTGTATCTACTTTTTGTTTTCCATGATCAAATGCATCAACAAACGCATCTCGTAACACATGCTTGCTATTCTGTTGTGGTACAAATAACAAATGACCTGGTGTGCATGGATAACGATCGTTAAACACTGCTACATGAAAGTCTTGTCTTACTGTATCATCCCAGGGCGCAGCTGGACCAGCTTCACTGCGTTCATAAGCGATATTTGTAAAGATGCGTTCGTCGTGAATTGTCATAGTTATCCTTCGTAGATAGCACTGTTACCTGAATGTTCAAACACTTCAGCACTCACCAATTTTACTCGCTGATGTTCGTCGCCTAGCAAATTTTGATACTTGTTGGTTGGGTCAGCGGCTAGCCATTGTGCAACATGTTTGTAAACAAATTCTGCAAATGCTTCGCATCCCACAGCAGGCACAATACGCAAATCAATTACACCTTGATTATGGTATGGACTTTTCTGAACTTCATCTGGTTTGCCGTCAACTTCGGCCATGCGACTCCAACCTGCCATTTGTTTGAAACGATCCAGTAGAGGATCATCTTCTGCGATCACCGTGGTATGATCAAACTGTGTGTCCAACCAGGCCTTGATTTCTTTTAAGCCACCAAAGTCTTGCACCCAATTGCGTTCGTCTAGTTGCTCGGCTTCAAACACAAAACGGAAACCTAAACTATAGCCATGCATCAAACTGCAATGACTATGAGTGGCCTTCCACTGTCTGAAGCAGCAGGAATAGCCGCGATCGTTACCGTAAGTTTTTGTTGAAAAATTTCTTGCCATGTGTTTTCTCCTATGTTAGATTATAGCATAGGCAGCAGAGTTTGTATAGCGGGAGTGATGCCAAAGACCGCTGGGTTGATTTATTTGATAAAAATGCAGTTTGCAGTAACGCGATAACGGTCTGACGCCCATGATCTTGTTAGTGTGTCTCTTACTTTTTGACATTCTTCAAAATTTTGAGTCATAAAGGTTATTGACCCTTTGGACGGGGGCACATTGGGCGAAACAGCGTGTAGCATTATCACTAGAGTCCACATGCTTGTATTTATTTCTCACTAGGGCCTCCAGTGTCATCTGATCCTACTGGTTCAAATGCTTGCAACTTTTTCTTAAATTCTTCTGCATTAGCCACTCGTTGACGCAGTTCGCTAGAACTAAAACTGTGATCACGGCCGTTAAAGAACAATTCAATTCCGCGCTTGTGGCAAATTTCTCTGCCGGTGAATTCTTTGCCTTCGTACTCGACTCCCAAGATTCTCACATTTATGGGAAGAATTAGTAAAAGATCTTCTAGGTCTTTTTCTGTGTTATATACCCAAACTTCATCAACATACTTGCATGCTGCCAATTGTAGCTGTCTTTCAACTATGCTTTGAACAGGTTTATTTTTACTAGGACGATCCAGTGTAGGATCATTTTGTAAAGCACAGATAAGATATTCACAGTGTTCTTTTGCTTCGCGCAACATGGCCACATGCCCTGCATGTAGTAAATCAAATGTGCTTGCGGTAAATCCTACTTTTTTGCCATTAATCATTTTGCCCACCAATTCTCCCAAGGGAATTCAATCCAGCAAGGGTCTTCATGTTTGTTAATAATTAGTCCAGCGTAGTCAACACCCTTAAATTCACTTGAGTCGTTGTCCACCACAGTGGCAAATTGTACATTGTGATGCCAGATATCGTTCCAGGTTTCATCTCTAGGCAAACAACCTGATTCCCAGTCTTCTTTGATCCAGCGTAGTGTGCGACCAGTGTCATTGATATCGTCTACAATAAGAATCTTCTTGCGCAGTGCAGGATCAGACACAGTCATGTTTGCTGGTCTAGGCGCAACATCTGTGGGCACATACCCAAATGCATCCTCTGCCATCCAGAGATTGCTTTCAGGCCCTAGCTCTGCATCGCGAAAGCTGATGTTTAAGGTGTGCATGGGAATGTCTAGATATTGGCTGATCATCACAGCAGGCACAAGACCTCCTCGAGTGATACCCACAATATAGTCTGGACGCCAATTGTCAGCAGCCATTTGACGCATGATACTGTGAATGTATCCGTTCAACTGTGTTTGATCAATAGTTACAATTTTGTTAGGAGAAGTCATAGTCTGGTACCTTACAGTCGTGATTGATAATTGTCTCGTGAAATTTTAACATGAACAAGCTGGCTTCGGGGGCAAACTCTTCACGCAAATGAATAAGATAGTTGTTACTGCCATCGTTGAACTTGTGACTCCAGTCGCCCTGGCCCATGCGTATGCGATAGTGTTTAGCTATCATACGGCCAGCTTTGGCCCAATGGTCGTCAGTGATTTCTTGAGCTTCCGCGCCGACCATGACCCACCAGTCTACCATTTCTTGTGTGAGAGCAGTGGTATGAATCTTAAACGGCTTTAGTGCCACCACGCCGGGTGAGATAACTTTCATTGTGTTCCCAATCTTTGTTTGGATCTTGTCCTATTAAAAATCCCCATTCTCGTTGATGAGGTCCTGGCATGAATAAAGTCCATGCAGTTACACCATCTTTAAGTTCAATACGATGAAAGCTACCAGCCCTGCAAAAGCGGAAATGGCCAGGCCCACGCCAATGCCGTGTTTCACTGACCTTGGTACCTGAGTCATTAAACTCCGGAATCCACTCGTAGTAACCTCCCGCAAGTATGAAAGTGCAATACGGCCATGGGTGATCATGTACATCGTCTGGGTCTCCTTTTAAGAACTTGTGTAAAAATACATTGAACGGAAATTTCTTTCTTTCTTTAAGAAAAAGATAATAGCGTTCAAGATATGGCTCATCGTTGAGCCTATCGTTGATAATGCGTTTTCTACCTAGTCGTTCAAGCAATTTTAACATTTACAGTCCCAACACTGGAGCCTTTGTAGTTTGATTTTAACAGATCATCCACTCGCTCTGCAATAGTTGCACTTACACTTTGAGCAACTGCACTGTTCTCAGGCAAACTCACGCTGACAGCGGTGGTGTCAGTGCCGCACCAGACAGCGGTGGTGTCAGTGCCGCACCAGATTTGATTTGGGCCTGGCCAATTTGGGCTAGCTGTTCCTGGCTGAGTAACAACAGGTGGCCAGATAGTTGGGTTAGTTGGCGGAACAGGACCGTAGCCAGGATGATGCATGCCACGTTGACTCTCTAGATTGTTTAATCTTGAATTAAGATGTTTTATATCTTCAAACAGTCTTCGCAATGGGCCGTTACGAGAATCGTGTCTAGCATGATTACGAGCTAGCGCACAGATAACCATGAGATGCTGTAGAGTTTTTTGAACACTGGGATCATCACTGGTCAGTGCTTCGTCAAACAAGTCAACAAACGCTTCTAGATCAAAATCTGCAGAATCTTTTTCTCGTACTGCACTCATGATTAGCCTTTCCAATACGAATTGAGTGTTTCCAGTTTGTCTCTGTATTCGCTCATTTTACCAAGTTCGGCGTCAAGTGCGCCCATGAAATCTGTATGATCATGGATGCCCATGGGATTGTTCAACATGATATTGATGTTGGCCTTATGCTTTTCAATGCCTGCTTCTAGGTATGCCTGTGTTGCCTTGATAATATCTTTTTTCATTAATCATCTCCCTCTTCTAAGTGTTTTATCCAAGCATCAACTTGGTCGTTGGCTTCTTCCAGTGTCAGGGCATACACTGTGACTGTCATGCGCCCGTCTTTGTTTATTTTAAGATCAAATGGTACTACGCCTGCGCTGAAAATAATGTCAGCATCGTCCAATTGTTTGACAATGCGAAAAGACTGCATGGCCTTGGCTCTAGCTATGAGATTATCACTGAGTTCTTTGGCAGTGGTCATACCAGTTCCTCAATAATACCCAATCCTTCAGCCAGTACAATGCATACACCGGCTAGCCAAATATTTCCGGCCATCAATACACCACCAGCAAATATTCTAATCGCACTTTTTGCAAGGCTCACATAAAAATGTCCGCGACTGGGATCTTTGGGTTGTATCTCCATTTTTTACCTCGGAGCAAATTCTTGCTGTAGTTTAATATTGTCCATGAACTCTTTCTTCACACTGTGATCGTCTTTGAATGCACCTGTCAGCACAGTGGTCTGGGTCAATGAACTGTGTGCCATGATGCCGCGATTCTCACAGCAACCATGCGTGGCCTGTATGTAAACACCTACATTTTTGCTTCCGGTGGCTCGGCTGATCTCCCTAGCAATGTCATTGGCCAGTTCCTCCTGGAGAGTGCCACGACGAGCACACCACTGAGCAATACGAGTATACTTAGACAGACCAATTAGTTTTTCGGCAGCGATAATTCCAATATAAGCAACGCCACTGACAGGCTGATGGTGATGACTACACATACTGCGTAACTCAGAACGCACAACCAGCATACCTTCGTATCGGTCTGTGGTGTTGTTTGGGAATGCTGTTGCGTCTGGTGCTGATTCATATCGTCCTGCCATTATTTCGTTGTAATACATCTTGGCCAAGCGTTGTGCTGTGCCGTGGCTGTTAGGATCATTGTGTCGATCAATTAGCAGTGTGTCTAGCACAAGTTCAAATGCAGCTCGCGCTTCGTCAATCAGTTGTTCTTTGGCCTTATCGTCAACATAGTCGCTGATGTTATCGCCTGCCCAGAATCGCTTGCCTTCACGGCGCATTTTTGCTGCAATCTGTTTGTGTGCTTGCCCCAGGGCATAACCGCCATCGCCTGCCATGGCGTCTAGTGCGGTTTCTTCGTCATTGCTAATGTATGCTTTGTTGTAAACCATTTGCTCTCCGAGTTATAGCCGAGGATGGCTAGTTGTGTATTGTAAACTTATTTAGATCAGTTGTCAACTTGATTTGATGGGTTATTATACCACTTCCATGCAGAAGTTACAATATTGGACAAATTAGAGTTTTCTGGATGCCAACCTAGTTTTGCTTTGGCTAACACATTTCCTGCTACCAGTTGATCAGGATCTCCGGCTCGTCGTGGGCCAACAGAAATGTCAACAGACCCAACAGTTTGGATAACTGTGTCAATGACTTCTTGATTGCTGTATCCTTGGCCTGTGCCAAGATTTAGAGCAAAGCAAGGATCCATATCGCTCATTAGGTACGACACTGCTAGGCTATGAGCCGAGGCTAGATCACTCACATGCACATAATCTCTCACACAAGTACCATCTGCGGTATTATAATCATTACCGTAAAGAGTAAATTTTGTTTTATCTCTAGCACTTTCTAATAATCTAGCCACAATGTGTGTTGCACCAGGTGCTTGACCAAGAGTTCCAGACTCGTCAGCACCACAGGCATTGAAGTAACGCAGACTGGCACTGCACATGCCGTAGGCCTTGAAAAAATCCGTTAGCATGATTTCAATCATGGCCTTGCTTTGTCCATATGGACTCAGTGGGCTATAAGGATCGTTTTCGTGTATCAGGTCTTTTTCTGGTGCACCATACACCGCGGCACTGCTAGAAAAAACTACCACTGGCATGTGTTCTAGAAACCGTATGGCATTTAGCAATGCAGCAGTCTTGGCCACATTGTTTGTATAGTATTCGCCAGGATCACTCACACTGGGTCCTACTAGACTAGTACCTGCTAGATGAATAACTGCTTGGGGTGCATGCTGCACCAGTGCATCAATGCAGGTTTGACTATGATAGTCTGCTTCTATAAATTGATCCATGTATTGCAGGGTGTGTTCTCTGCGCACACGGTCAAGACCAATTACTTCATAGCCATCTTCTTTTAATTTCTTGCATACATGGCTACCAATATAGCCAGTTGCTCCTGTAACAAATACTTTGATCATTTTATTTTTCTCAATTGATAGATTGTACAGGTTCGCCACAGTCAGGGCAACACATTTGGCCATCCCAGTCATTGGTGTTGTTGGCACTGCCGCTCCAGCCGCAATGTTCGCAATTTAGTACTTCAGCATCTTGGTCTTCAACAACAAGCGACAAGTATATTTGATCTAACTCATCACGAAGAAATTGCTCGTCTGGATCATAGGCGATGCCTCGCCATTGCTTGATTTTCAATGGTTCTTTTGTATCACTCCATTCATTGTGCCAGAACTCGCCAGACCACACAGCATGATAGATATGTCCTTGTTTGGCTTCCACTTCATATATACCTGCAACTACAGGCTTGATTTTGCTAGGAAACCAATTGGTAAGATTGTATTTGATATCGTCCATGTCGCGATATCTCTCATAGCCCTGGCCTTTGTTACTGCCTGCAATGTAGAATGCAAAATCAGATCCTTTGCCATTGGTATCTCCGCCGTCGTTGCACAGTTCTTCGCCATCGTACTCTGCACCTGTGATGATCTCATTTGAATCAAAATCATCAATAACCAAGCATAGTTTTTCTGGATCAAAAGGAGCACCAAGCTCTATGTCAGCTTCAAAGAAGGTTCCTTTGTCAGCGGTGTAACCAAAAAATACAACAGTATCTTTGGGTTGACTATCAATCC